TAAAAAACACTTCGAATGGACAAAAACGCGCATTTACCACAAGGGCCAATACGAGACGACCTGGTGGATGGCCGCCCGACAATGGAGCCAGAGCGCTGATAAGAGCCAGCAAGCAAATACGTTGGCGGGCCGCCATGCGGACTACATTCTCTTCCTACTGGACGAAAGCGGTGGCATTCCTGACGCCGTCATGGTTACGGCGGAGGCGGCTCTCTCGAGCTGCGTCGAAGGCCATATCGTCCAAGCGGGGAACCCCACGCACCTGACCGGACCGCTCTATAGGGCGGTCACGCTCGAGCGTGCAATGTGGAAGGTGATTGAGATCACCGGCGATCCGGATGATCCCAAGCGCTCTACCCGTATCTCGCTGCAATGGGCGAAGGATATGATTAAGCTGTGGGGGCGCGATCACCCCTACGTGCTCGTCAACGTCCTTGGCCGCTTCCCACCGTCATCATTCAATGCGCTGATCGGCCCCGACGAAGTACGCGACAGCATGAAGAGATACTATCGCGAGTTTGAGCTCGGGCAGTCGGCAAAGGTGCTCGGTGTCGACGTGGCGCTGTTTGGCGACGACCAAAGCGTCATCGCCTTCCGCCAGGGCTTGCAGATGCTTTCGTTCAAGAAGTACCGCAACCTGCAACCAAGCCAGGGCGCCAGCATCGTCTCTAGGGAGTGGAAGGACTACGGCGCCCAGGCGGCGTTCGTGGACGCGACCGGCGGCGCAGGAGCCGGGTGGGTCGATGGATTGATGCTGCTAGGCCACGCGCCGATCGGTGTGCAGTTTGCCGGCCACGCGCACGAGAGCCAGCGTTACGCGAACAAGCGGGCGGAAATGTATTTTGATGCGGTCAACTGGATCAAGCGAGGCGGGGCACTTCCACCAGACGACAACCTGCTCGCCCAATTGACCGCGACGACCTACACCTACGAAAAGCGCGGCGATAGGTTCCTGATCGAGCCAAAGGAAATGGTGAAGGCGAAACTTAACGGCAATTCTCCGGACGAAGCCGATGCTTTCATTTTGACATTCGCGGAGCCGGTACAGCCGGCGGACGTGCGCGGCAGGCCGCGCCACCAGTACGCCTACGATCCGTTCAAGGATTCCGGCAGGGGCGTCGATGGACCGGCCAGCAAATTTCTTTACGATTACGATCCGTATGCAAATTAGGGGAATGTATAATGAGCGAGCGCCACAACATTTTTCTTTTGACCAAGCGGCTAGAGCGCTTGGAAGAGGACCATGTGAAGTTGCTGCAAGAGATAAACAAACTGCTTGCGCGCGTCGAAGATTTAGAAAAAAATCAACCCCTTACTCTTTCTACCTTAGCAAGCGGGAAAGCATAGGCAACGGACGGCATTTGTATCCCCCGCCTATGTGCATTAACGTGCGCGTCGTCTTATTCCGTGGCGACACGAGGGGATTTTCTCTATGGCCGCTCCCATTATCCCGAATATCGGCCCTTTAACAGTCCATACACTCAGCGGCACGGAGCTTTTCTATTTCGAGTCGGGGTCGCAAGACCAGCAACGGATCACGGCCGCTGATCTAGCAACCTACATCAGCGGCCTCGGTTTATCCGGAGCAACCGGTGCGACGGGTGCCACAGGAGCGACGGGCGCCACCGGCGCGACAGGCTAATAAATGTCCGGCCCTCCAACGATCTATAATATCGGACCGGAGACCGTTACCTCATTATCCGGCGACGAGTTTTTTCAATTCCAAGCTGAATCACAAAGCGTCAAGCAGCTCACCGCCTCTAATCTTAAAGCTTACGTCGGCACTTCGACCGGCGCTTCCGGACCAACCGGCGCAGGCGGACCTACAGGACAGACGGGTGCCGCCGGACTTACCGGAGCAACCGGTAGCGCAGGAGCCACGGGTGGCACTGGCGGTACACTCACAGGCTCGACCGGAGCTACAGGACAGACCGGATCAACCGGATCAACCGGCCCAACAGGCAGCACAGGACCAACGGGCCCATCCGGCGGAGTAACCGGGACCACCGGCGCGACAGGTGCGACAGGTGCTACGGGTGCAACAGGTGGCACCGGACAGACCGGAGCCCAGGGGATACAAGGCAATCCAGGATCATCGATAGTAGGACCGACCGGCGGGACGGGCGCCACCGGGCTTACCGGGGCCGCCGGAGCAATCGGCCCGACAGGTGTTGGGCAAACCGGCGCGACAGGCAACACCGGGAATACGGGTCAGACCGGCGCCGTTGGCAATCCAGGAAATACCGGTGGGACAGGCGGCACAGGCGGGACGGGCGCAACCGGAGCAACCGGCCTAACAGGTAACACCGGAACTACTGGATCAACCGGATCCACCGGCGCTACAGGCGCTACCGGTCCAACCGGACCATCTGGTGCCCCAACGGGAGATACCGGGGCGACCGGATCAGTCGGTCCGACAGGTCCGGCGGGCGGCCCTACAGGTGATACAGGAGCCACGGGAGCCACGGGTGCTACGGGCGCCACCGGGTCGACCGGGGCTACTGGCACTACTGGACCTACAGGGGCGACGGGAGCCACAGGGTCAGGAGCAACGGGCGCGACCGGGAACACCGGGACCGCGGGCGCAGTAGGAGCTACCGGACAGACAGGGCGGACCGGGTCGACAGGCGCGACCGGGACTACCGGGAGCACTGGAAGCACCGGAGCCGGGACCACAGGCACTACCGGGTCAACGGGCGCGACCGGAACAAGCGGCTCTAATCAATTCCCGCAGAGCATCCATTCTGCCAACTACACAACGGTTCTGGCTGACGCCGGCACGCAGCTCTTGCATCCATCGTCCGATAACGTACAGCGCACATTCTCGATCGATAGCAACGCCAACGTGCCCTATCCGATTGGGACGCAGATTATGTTTGTGAATAGGACGGCGGCAAATCTGTTGATTGCCATCGTCTCCGACACCATGATCTTGTCTGGAAGCACCAGCACCGGCACGCGCACGTTGACGCAGAACGGCATAGCGATAGCCGTGAAGGTTGAGACAACAACCTGGATCATCTACGGAGCGGCCGGCACCAAGTTTAGCGTCCTTACATAGAGGAACGAAGCCCATGTCATTTATCTCGAGCCTGTTTGGTGGCGGAGCGGCACCACCGCCGCCTCCTTTGCCTCCCCCGCCTCCGCATCCGGCGACGATGGCGAGCACAAGCGTGCAGCAGGCCGGCCAGCAGGCAGCTTTGGAAGCAGCAGCAGCGAGCGGCGCAGGATTTAGCGATACGATAAAGACCGGGTCGCTTGGCGCCCCCAAGCCAAACACGACGCGGGGCTCGGAAACGCTAGGCTCATAGCAATGTCGTTCGCCGCACCCCGCATGGCTCTGCCAATGCAGCCCGCAGCGAGTACGGCGGCATTTTCGCAATTTCTCGGCACGAGTCCGTCACCGCCGGCCGCGCCGATTACGCCGCCGAACACATCGTCCGGGGCCAATACGGAGATCGTCCATAATGCCGCGCACGAGCGCATGACGATGGGCGAACCGAAAGACGCAACGCCGCCGCCGCAGTTCACTTCGCCGACGGGCCAAAAAACAATGCTAGGGCAATAGATGGCGGAGCAAGCAACAGCCACGGCAGCCTATGAGGACATGGGGGCTTCGACGCTATCGAAGCAGCCTCTAACCGCGCCTGACAAGCTCGACAAGATGAACAGCTCGTGGAGCACGTTCTTTCTCCATTGCGAGCAGAGATTGGGGATGCTCCGCAACTGGCGCTACTCGTGGTGGGCGCATTGGGCCAGGCTGGCGGAGTTTTTTTTGCCGCGGCGCTATCACTGGCTAGTAGTCGCCAATCGCATGTCGCGCGGCAATCCAATCAATGACGCGATCATAGACTGCACGCCGACGCTCGCCGTCAATATCTGCTCAAGCGGATTGTGGACCGGCATGACTTCGCCGTCGCGCCCTTGGTTTGCGATCGAAATTGGTCTGCCCTGGCTGGAGTTGGACAATGAAGGAAAGGCTTGGCTCGAGGATACGCAGAAGCGTGCGTACCAAGTTCTTGCCCAAAGTAATTTCTATCAGACTATGGCGCAGGCGTTCCAAGACGTTGTCGTTTTCGGAACAGCCCCGCCGATCGTCTATGAAGATTACGAGGATATCATTCGGCTCTACCTGCCGTGCGCCGGTGAGTATTACTTGGCGTCGGGCGGGCGGCTAGACGTCACCGATCTCTATCGTGAGTTCACCTTCACGGTAAAAGAGATCGTCGATATGTTTCAGCTTTCCAATTGCCCGGCCGAAGTAAAAAAGATGTGGGCGCAGGGCGGAGCATCCCTCGACAACGAATTTGTCGTCGCCCATTGCATCGAGCCGAATTTTGCCGTGGCGAGGCAGCAGGGCGGCGACGAAGAGGTGACGATCGTCCCCGGCATGTTCGCTTACCGCGAGCTCTACTGGCTCAAAGGGATCAGGACAGCGCAACCGTTGAGCAAACGCGGCTTCCACAAAAAGCCGTTCATGGTCGCGCGCTGGAGCACGGTGTCGAATGACCCTTACGGGCGCTCGCCGTGCATGGACGCGCTTGGCGACAACAAGCAGATCCAGCTCGAGACCCGCCGCAAGGCCGAATTTATCGATAAGGGTGTGCGCCCGCCAATGGGCGCCAACGTCGAATTAAAGAACGAGCCATCGTCGATCATCTCAGGGATGATTACCTACATGAGCACGGAGGGCGGCAAAAAAGGATTCTGGCCCCTGTTTGAACCACAGGCGCAATGGCTGGCCGGGATCACCGCCGACATAGACAAAGTCTCCGCACGCATAGAGCGCTGCCTCTTCGTCGACGTGTTCATGGCGATCACGCGCATGGAAGGTGTGCAGCCACGCAACGAGCTGGAGCTCACGAAGCGCGACCTGGAGCGCTTGCAGCAACTCGGGCCCTTCATCACGCTATTCGAGAACGAATTTGGCAATCCGTTCTTTGAACGGCTGCTCGACATTATGACCAGGCGCAAAATCCTTAAGCCCATGCCCAACTCGCTCAAGGGCGTCCCGCTTAAGATCAAATACACCTCGATCATGCGCCTGGCGCAGCAATCCGCCGAAGCCGTCGGCATGAAGGATTTTTTCGGCACTATGGGCGGACTGTCGTCCGCGGCCAAGGCAGCCGGCGTTCCCGATCCGCTGCGTATCGTCGACCTGGACAAGTCGGGACGGCGTTTCGCAGAAGTGACCAATGTCCCGACCGATTGCCTGTTCACCGACAAGGAAGTGGTACAGCACGACAGGATCCGCCAGAACGCACAGCAACAGGCGCAGGTGCCTGGACAGGCGATGGCCGCGGTCAATGCTGCCAAGACACTCTCGGACACGAATGTCGGAGATAACAACAGCGCCCTGGCGCAACTGCTAGGTGGAGGCGGAGCCGGCGGCGGTGGCTTAGGTGGCTGACGATGTTTGCCATGCGCGCATTTGCTCTCGCGACCTTGGCCTGTAATCCTCCGGCCTATTTTGCAATGCGCGAGATGGCCTACTGGCGTCACTATTTGGCGCCAGGATCATGTCATTGGGCGGCGTTTCGGTTTGTGTATCCGATATGATTGAGAAAAAAGAAAAGACTGAGGTCGGCTACACCCCGGTCGCGGCGATGAAGAGCGAACGCTGCGACAAGTGCAAGCATTTCAAGTCACTCTACAATAGGTGTGAGCTGGTCAAGGGACAGATAATGCCGGGCGCCTGGTGCAAGCTATTTGAGGCTCATTGAGCTTGCCCATTTACCTT